AGGCTCATCAGCACCATGACTCACACCAACTACGGGTCAATCACGCAGCCAAGGACAGCGGCGAAACACGAATTGCAGAAAATACAGACAGGTGTGGAACAGATCAGTTCCGCTCCACTCTGGATTGACTCTAGCTCCAACCAGAGCATAGACAGCATCGCGGCTGAGGCTGAACGCATTCGTGACTTGCATGGCAGTCTGGATCTTGTTGTGGTCGACTACCTGCAACTGATCCGAGGATCACGCTCCAGCAGGGAATCACGGGAAGAGGAAGTCGCGCGGGTATCTGGTGGACTCAAGCAACTAGCCAAGCACCTGCAATGCCCGGTGATCAGCGCAAGTCAACTGAACGACAATAACCAAGTCCGAGAGTCCCGTGCCATCGAGCAGGATGCTGACGCTCTTCTGTTCATTGCCGACGATGGACTCAAGGTAGGAAAGCTACGCAACGGACGCAGGGATGTAGTCTTGCCACTGCGTCTAAATGGTCAGTATCAGGAGTTCGTCTAACCCCATCCAGCCAACATCCTACACCAAACCGCGCCAGATACCCTCTAGATTGCCCCAGATTCGCTCACACTGCGTCTGGGGCTTTCTTGTGGGTGTTGATCCCATATTGGGGGTCAAAGCGATTGTAGGGCATTCTGGTGCGAAGTAGGAGTTGGGGATAGGAATCAAGGGGATTGAGGGCTGGGAATCGTTCGCAGTTTCCGCAACAGAATCTCAAACACGCACGCGAGGCTTGGTCACCACCCCCACATCTTGTGTTGCGACCTCCAACTAACGGGTTGATTACTGATTGGCGACCACCCAATCCCGTGGAACACCGATAGATACTAGTGATTCCCGTGGAACAGGATTCAGCATTATATACATTGTTACAAGTACTGGGGGGAGGGGGTCGATTTTTCCGACGACGAAAAAAAGGGGGAGCGGTTTAAGTCCCCCTCAAAAATTCTCCAAAGGGGGACTACACGCGACACTATCCACCCTAACGCCGCACAAAGCAGACATTCCCGTACTAGCGCATTTTCGCTTACAAGCCACTAATCCTATCCCGATGTTCCCGAATGGGAACTTGCCAAGTTAGCGTTCCCCCTGCAATTTGACGCTACCACCCCGCGCCTCTGCAAGAGCGTTTGGTACTCGGCACGCGAACCCGTGGGTGGTACTTTACTTACGCTTGACTTATGGCTCCTGCGGTTGGGATCGAACCAACGACCTAGTGATTAACAGTCACCCGCTCTGCCCCTGAGCTACACAGGATAAAAAGCAACCTCCCTTGGTGCGCATCGTAGAGAGGCGTGGGAGGTGTTGTTAGCTGGATGCTATTGGTTGACGAGCACCCTGTCAACTCCACAAGTTCCCCCTTGACGCATGGTGATTCCCTCCGCATTTGGGAAGCATGCCCGACACAGTGTCGGTGCTTTACTATTTATTATCATGGCTAGTTCCAATGCATACGATCTTCAGGGTCAAGGTGGTGGTCAGGTTTACAGTTCAACAGATGGTGCTGTGACCGGGCAGTTCCGTTGGGTGCAACTTATCAATGACACCACATTTAGCGCGTTCAATACCGCAAACCTTACCAACTCCAGCACTCGCATGGCTGGGGTTTCGATTCCTGCTGGAGTGGGTATCGGTGGTTTGATCACCGGGTTTACCATCACCACTGGTTTGGTTATCGCTTACCGCGTTTAATGTCGCAGTTCCGCTCCACTGGTGGGTTAGATGACGCGATTGCCGATGCTGGTGATCGTTGGTTCTATGGTGTGAACCGTAGATTGCAGCTCAACCAGTTGCAAGAGGGCGAGGTTAGGGAAAGCCTTAACGGGCGAATGGAGGGTTACTGGAAGCCTCGTAAGGCAGTCATTGCCCAGAAAACCAGTCTGACTACTGCGGGTACTCCGTTGCGGTTGCCATTCTTTGTTATTGATACGGACAAGACGATTGCATCTGCAAGCAGGACATCCAATGTGGTGACCATTACCACAAGTTCCAATCATGGGTTGACTGGCACTGCCTATGTTACTCTTGGTAATACGGCCACGCCTACAGTCCAACCTTTGACTGGAATTGCTGCTGGGTCTTTCTTGATGACTGTTACGGGGGTTAATACATTGACCTTTGATAGCACTGGTGCAGATGGGTCACTTACTGTCGGTGCTACTGGGTACTTGCGCTCACAGGTGAATGATAATGTTATTTCTGACATCCGTGCGTCTTGCTTGTTTAGCAATCCCAATGAAAGCAACAAGGAGTACATCCTTGTGGCTACCAACTCGGTGGTTAAGAAGATCGAGGTGTCCAAGTTGGCTGAACTTGGTACTGCTGGCGTGACAGATTTGACATACCCTACTGGCATTACATTGGATGCTGGGATTGAGGTTTCGATGATGCAGGTTTTCGACAAGGTTATCATCTTCCGTGGTGGGCAGTCTGCCTTGCAGTGGGATGGGGTTAGCACCCAGTTCTACAAGGTTCCCGGTGGCCCGTACCAAGCAGGTAGAGATTATAACGGAAACAATAACATTACCATTACTGATGGTAAAGCAGCCGTTACATTGGTTTCTGGTGATTACCAATTATCTAGCGGGATAGCAAAAGGAGTTGGTATTTCTTATGATATTTCTAGTGCGACCGCTGGAACAAACATTGTTACCATTGTAACATCAACAACTCATGGATTGACAACTGGAAACTCCGTGTTAATTAGTGGAATAACCCAATCTGCTGGCCCAGACCCAAATGGAGTTCGTGTGGTTACAGTTACCAATACAACCACTTTTACGATTCCTTTGACTGGGGCTACTGGAACATACACGGTTACTGGGGCGACCGTTCGTAAAGCTAGCAACACTATTGAGTTTCCAGCATTTTTTGACGATGGTTTTGTTCCATCTTCAGTAGATGACTTTTATAGCCCTGTTACCTCCCCATCTACACCCGGAGCCACTCTTTCAATTGGAGATGTTGGATCTCCAACTCCAGCAACAAGAACAATCAGTGATTATAATGGAACTACTAAAGTTGCAACATTAGCAACTGGCTCATATTTCCCTGATACCGAGTATCCTTTTACATCCCTTCAAGACAATCCATTTTCTATTGGTCAATCATTAAGATTGGCTAAAACGATGTCTGTATTTGAGGTTCTTAATGTTGGAGACATTCTGAATGTTTCTGGGCTTCCGGCCTACAATAAATGGACATTCTTTACTACCGAACCTAACGGAACCCACACGATTCACTACTCTCAGCAGGAGTCAATTGGTCTTGGGTTCTCCTACATGCCCGGCCCACCTTGGGCAACCTACTTCCAACGCCGCCTGTGGATGCCATATCTGTACGACACTGGTGGCACATTGACGGTTTCTACTTACACTAGTCGTGGCATCTCCGACGAGATCGTTGCGTCTGACATTTTGGACAGCAACACCTATGATCGGGTACTAAACCAGTTCCGTATTTCTGGTGGTACTGCAGATTACACGGTAGCAATGCATGGTTATTACGATGACATCCTTGTCGTGATGAATCGCAATAGCATTCATGGGATTTACGGCACTCAAGGTAGCCTTGCAGACACCGTGGTTAAAGAACTCACTAGCGAGGTTGGCTGCTTAGCCCGTAAATCTGTGGTAATGCAGGCTAACAACTTGATGTTCCTGTCTGATAATGGGGTTTATGCACTTACCTTCCTAAACGATTACAACCTTCGTGGTACGGAAGAACCGCTTTCTAAGAAAATCCAGCCATACATCGACCGCATCAACGCCAGACTAGCTGGAGATGCTACTGCAGTTTACTACGACAACAGGTATTACCTTGCAGTTCCACTGGATTCTACGGTAGGTGCTGACGACGCCCAAGGAAACAACGCCATTTTGGTGTTTAATTTCTTAAATAAAGGCTGGGAGTCGCTCGACACCTATGGGAGTTCTGGGTTTTTGATCACCGATTTTGTAACTGCTGGGGCTGGCGTGCGAAACGACCTTTATGCTGTATCCGCAAGCGGGGGAATCCACAAGATGGAAGCTGTTGACTCACCAACTGATAGCATTTCATCCGAGTTTGGTAGTGCAACCATCGATTCTGAGCCAATTAACGCGGCCTTAACCACCCGTGGATACGATATGGGAACGCAAGAACGCAAAAGGTTTACGGATTTCCAAACCCAGATGCAGTCCTTCCCTGCTGGGTCTCCATCTACCTTTGATATATCATTTTCCACGGAAGATCCAGACAACGCATTCCCTATTGGCAGCACAAATGCTTTAATTGGAGATTTATCCAATAGTAATAACGAGGAGGAAACAGCAAATGTTAGGGGTAGGCTTGGTGGTCTTCGTGGGTATACAGGCACTATGATCTTGACAAGAACTCTAGGCTCCCCCAAAGTACACTCCGTTAAAATATCAGGAGCGGTTTCCAACCGAGCAATCATATCACAGAAATAAATTATGCCAGTCGTCGATACAACTAGGACATTTTCTAACAACGAGCAAATTACATCCACGAAACTCAATGAGATCATGGATAACTCATTGTTTGTTTCTGGGGCTGTAGTTAGCGGACAGGGTCTTCAAGTTACCACTGGCGGCCAATTACAAATTCCCAATGGTGGTATTACTACTGCTTTGCTTGAAAACTCAACTACAACAAGCAATGGCGTAACTACAGCGAAGATTGCAAATGGAGCAATTACTCCAGCAAAACTATCAACTGCTGGCCCATCATGGGACACTGCTGGGGGATCATTTATTCTTAGCCAACGCGCACTTGAACTTGGAAACGGAATACTTGCAGATACTCAGTCATACATAGACTTCCATTCTTCTTTTCCAGTAATTGACTATGACGCTCGTATTATTAGAAACACTGGAGTAAATGGTAATTTGGTGATTTCCAACACTGGTACTGGGAACATTAGCTTATCAGCCTCTGGAGGTTTTACATTTGGTACTGCAAATATGCCGACTCCATCTGGATCTGCTCCAATCTATGGAACTAGGGCATGGGTGAATTTTAACGGACAGGCAAATACCGACCTTGTTGGAACATATAATCGCTCAAGTTCTACAACCGTTACAATTACAGCAACCGCACATGGGCTTATTGCTGGTCATGCAGTTTATCTTGACTTTACGGTTGGAACTGGAACTGCTCCATTTGATGGATTATATCTAGTTGATTCTGTTACTGATGCAAATACATTTACGGTTATTAGTTCAGTAAATACAGCATCGACTGGTACAGCAACGCTTAAAAGAAAAACAATCCGTGGATCTGGGAATGTTTCTAATGTTTCAGCCGCTTACTCTGGCGCAAACCCAGCAAGCCCACCAGCGTCAAACCAAACAATAGACAATGGTTTTTATGTTGTTAATTTCTCAACCGCTATGCCAGATTCTAACTTGGCTATATCTGGTGCGTGTAATGAAGATGGTGGACTTACACTTGCTGATGGTGACAATATTGTGGGTGGATTTGCGTATAACGAAAAGTGCATATTTGTTACTACAGTAAGGTCTGGAAGTACTGGTTACGACTGCTTGCACAATAGCATTCAAGTAATTAGATGAACCAACACCTAGCTAAAGCATTTCATGACTACACATCGCATAACATCAACTTTGAACATTTGCTTGATTGGCATTTGTGCAATGGGTTTGTGCTTTGTCAACCAGACTGCTTTGGGATTGGATATTTCTCGGACTCCAACTATCCAACAGAATCAGCAGAGAGACATCACTCAGACACATTGTTCGTCACCTATTGTGTCGGTCAAATGCAACCAGTTCTTAAACTTTTCCACGGACAATTCGACTATGTTGCATTCAGCAGGGACTTCAAAAACTCTTCAAGCATAAGGGTTTGGAATTATCAAAAAACACTTAATAGAATAAAATAATATGGGATCACTTTTTGGAGGGGGTTCATCTGAAATCCCGATGCCTACAGACATCTGGAAATCTAGGCGTAAAGGTAGTATTGTTCAGCAACAACTTAGAGGGTTGCTTGGTTATTATTCAGAAGCATTTCCAGAGTTTTTAAGAGTTCAAGGTGAATATACACCAAAGTTCATGCAGCAAGGTTTTGACTTTGGTGGTCAAGCCGTGACTGGACTTATGGGATTACAGCGTCAAGCTGGAACTGGTGCTGCTCAAACTATGGCAGACCTTCGCGCTCAAGAACTGGGAGCGATGACTGGTCAAACATCCATGTTCCGTAACCTTGCTGGCGCACTTTCACCAGAGCAAGCAGCAATGGTTCAAGCCGCAACAGAAGAGGCTAATCGAGCCACCGCTTCCGCTAAAGGGGTTACGCCAGAAGAACAACGGATGTATCAGCAGGCTGCCCGTGAAGGAGCGCAGGCATCTGGTCGCCTTGGTGGAAATGCAGCAATTGCTGAAGAGATCATGGGGCGTGAGAATGTTATGGCTCAAAAGCGAGCGGAAGCTGCTGGAGCTAGAGAACGCGCATTCTCACAAGCAGGTCAGTTTTACTATGCTCCCGGATTATCCATGCTTGGGGCAACTCCAGCATCATATACTGCTGGAACTTCCCTAGCTGGAACTGGTCTTGGTCTTGGGCAGAGTATGGGGCCAGAACTTGATTACAATTTGCCGCTCAGCCTTGCCCGTGAGCGTGCTGGAGCTTTGGATCAACGCAATCTAGCCCAGTACCAAGCAGATCAGCAAGCAAGTCAAGCACGCGCAGGAATGATTGGAAGCCTTGTGGGTCTTGCGGCTATTCCATTTACAGGTGGTCTTTCGGCTGGTCTTGGACTTACAGGTTTAGCAGGTGGAGCCGCAGGGGCAACTGGTCTTAGTGGTCTTGGGCTTTCGGCAGGGATGGGCTTGAAATCAATGTTCGGCGGAATCCCACGCGCAACTCCAGTATAATAAAATTATGGCACTCGTAGCAGGAAATATACCCGTATCTGGATATCAAACACCTAATTATTATGGTGCGGCACAAGCTGCAGGAATGGCTGCAGCTGCTCCTTATGAAATGATTTCTGGGCTTGCCGGGCAGGCAAAGGACTACTTCAAGCAGCAGGGGGAGAAGAAGAAGGCATTGAAAGCCGCTTCTACCCAAATTCAAGCAGCATTGACATTGATGCCAGAATTGTCTCCAGCACTTTCTCCAATTGCAGATAGCATTAGAGACGAAAACATTCCGCTTAACGATAGGTTCGCAGACGCATCTATCGTTGGTGATCTTATCAAGAATAGCATTAGCGCAATGCAGTCACAGCAAATGATGAACCTTCGCCAGCAGAAGTTTGCCGCATCTCAAGGTGGTGGTGGAACTAGCGGTGGAAAGAAATCTGGTGGCGATTCCGGGTCTTCTACGGGTGGATTTAACCCCTTTGAATAATTATGAATCTTCTTGAAACATTTACACAGGTTGTCCCGAATGCTGGGCCAAAAGCTAAAGAGAAAATTGGAAATGCCCAACAACGCATCGCACTATTAAGGGCTAAAGGATTTAATGAGGAGGCCGATGTTTTCGAGCAGGGGTTAATGGGCAAGATTCAAAACAAGGCCTTTGAAACCATGGGCAATGATTTTGAGGAAATTGCTAAATTTTACGGATCAAACATTAAGCGTGAAGGCGCAACCAGACCACAAGACACCACACCAGCAGACACAGCTAAAAAGGAAGCTACCACCGCTGCGACTATTGCCGAATTAAATCAACTTGCTAAAAGATCTGCTGAAAGTGGAAATCAATTTGATAACTCTTTGGTGCAATCCATTACAGCACTTGCTCAAGTAGACCCAGACAAGGCTAGGGAAATTGCCAAATCATCTTTTCCTGTTCTTGAGAAAAAAGAAGAAGACAAAACGCCAAAGAAAACACAAGCGGATGTTACATTTGAGCAAAACGCATCTGCCGCATTACGCTTTACCGATCAATTAACTGACGCAATCAAGCAATATGGAACATTTGAAATTGCATCCTCAGCAGGATCTGCAAAACTTGGTCAACTCCCATATCAAATGGCAATTGCATACGCAAAGACTGTTGACCCAAGTTCTGTGGCAAGAGAAGGAGAAGTCGCCGCAGCACAGAAGTATTTAATTCCACTTGGACTTACCACTAGAAATGAGACTGCATTGTCTGCCGCAAAATCGTTTAGGGATGATATTGTGGAAAGGGTCAATCAGTATAAAAAATCAACTGGTGCAGATGTACAGATTGACACCGAGCCACCGAAACCTGACGAAAAAAAAGAAGATACAGTTAGCGGAATAAACGCGTTCTTCAATAAATTTAAATAACAAACCACCTTTAAGGTAATGGTATTCAATGTATCAAAAGAAGAACAACCCGAATTTAACAAAAATGTCTACAACGGGCTTAATTTGTTGGCAAAGGATGTCCAGAGAACTCTTGGGCAACTAGAGGTTTTGCAACCACAGACTCTGGTTGAGGCGTACAACGAACCTGTTCAAGCACCAGTTACCCGTGATCTCACGCCGCTGGAGCAGTATGTCTACGAACCACAACCAGCCCCCGAGGTTAAGAGTCTTACCGAGACACCAACCAAGGAAAGTATGGTTGTGCCGCAGGAATCTCCTCAAGTTTTATCGAACTTCGTAAATCAAGCTGAAGCGCAATTTGACAGGGACATGGTGTCCATTACACCATACGAACAAGCCGTAACGGATGTTGTGGGGGCGGAGGTTGACTCGCTGCGAAACGATGCTGGTGAAATAGCAAAATCACCACTAGAAGTTTTTTCTAAGCCTCTAGACGCAAATAAAGTTCGTGCATTAGGGTTGGTAGACCAAGATGGCAATCCAACCGAAAGAGGTTAGTTGTTTTACAACCTCCAGCAGTCCGGGGTGTTCAACGAGGACGGGTCGATCAATAAAAAGGGTCTTGCATATCTTACCACAGAAGATGATATGCAGGATATGTCTGGGGAGTGGATCAATAAACCAGAAAACCGAGAAATTTTCGATATTCTTTGGAAAGATGGACTTATCCGCACAAGCGGATCGTTGGGAGATATTGGTGCTGGTGTCGTGGACATATTGAAAAAGGGCGTAATGAGCCTGCCAGAGGGTGTGTCACAAGGGGCGCAAACTGCATGGTACAATAGTCAAACTTGGCCAAGTCTAATTGGTATGGATGACAGGAGACCACAAGAGCTACGAGACAAGATGGTGGCTTCTGAATACGGGATTTACGAAGAGTTCGTTAGAGGTGTGATTGGTCTTTCCGGGATGGCTGGAATTGCAAAGGCCAAAACAAAAAGCGTGCTTTCGGGAGTCTTGCCACAAGAAATTGAGGACGAGGCTGATCAAGACTTGGTTCGTGCTAGATATGATTTGTGGAATGCTCAACAAAATTACATTAATAAAGATGCTGGGGAATTAGCCGAAACAGTTCTCAATATTGATGGAGCCGTAAAACAGGTCGATGAAGTAAAAAACAGACTTGGCAAAGATGAATTCAATAAGCAGTACGGGCAAGGAGCCGCATTCCAGCAACTATTTTTAAGCCCAGAAAATCTAGTAACCGCAAAATTTGCAGTCACAGCGGCGAAAAGCGCACCTTTAACTACCCGTATTGGTCTGACCGCTCAAAGAAGGCTTGGTGAAATTGCCACTCAAGACATGGCAATTGCTCAAGGAAAAGTTGCCGTAGCAGAAGCCAACGCATTGCTTAAAAAGGAGGCGGCCAGCGTCAATGTTGCAAATCGACTAGCTTCTGACATATCGGTTCGTGCTGGATCTAACCCAGAACTGGTTGCGCGTGCGAATCAAGCATCTCAAGTAGCCACCAGACTAACTGAAGAGGCAAACAAAATACGAGCAACATTACCCGCAATTACATCCGAGTTAGACAATCTGGTTGCAAAGCGTAACAGTTTAGCCACTCGCATTCCAGAGGCATACTCACAGAAGGTTCTTCAAACGATGGAGCTTGGCAGGCAGATGAGAGCCATGCCAGCAAAGGCAGTTGGCGCAACCTTGGAGCGTGTTGGTGACACTATTTCAAAGACTGACACAGCGGTTACCAACTTCCTTCAAGAGCGTGGCCTAGATCAAATGTACACTGCTGCCGTTGGAGCAGCCGGGGTTGTTGGTTTGGCTGGAAATCCCATTATTGGAGCGATTGGTGCAGGAGCGGCAGCACTCAAGACTGGAAAGGTTCTGTCCAACTACGGAAAGCTATTCCGTTATGTCGGCAAGGAGATGGAAAATGTGCGTGGTCAAATTCCATTTTGGAAGCGTGTGGCGGCACATACTGCACCCGGTTCATTAAGTCGTGGATTTGCACACACATTCAACATGCTAGACCTAGGTGGGGTCACCTCTGACACAATCCGCAGGGTTGGTCGTGGTATTGCCGCAGCAGCACCTACAGACTTGATGTTTGAATACCTGTCTGATGGTGCTGACATGCGCCCAGAGACACTGTATCAAGCAGGTGCGGAGTCATTCTTTATTGGTGGTTCATTTGCTGGTGCAGGTGGTGCTTTCATGGGAACCAAGAAGCGCATGCGTGAGCTTTCAGATGGCGATCAACTTAACTTTTTGCGTGATTTGACCGACACTCGCCAAAAGGCATTGTTTCAAGCAATCCCAGCAGGAACACGCAGGGCTATTTCCACTTACGCTATTGCCAATCCAACCCTCAACTACACTTTCAAAGATTCTGGTGCTAGTAGGTACGACCCAAATACCAACACGGCATTTATCAATGTCAATTCAACCAACCCAATCAAGGCATTGGTTGCACACGAAACGCTCCACCACACGGTCATCAAGAACAACATGGAACCCGGCATCGCTGCCCTTTTCCTAGGTGACACAAAGAACAACACGGTTGGTGGATTGTTCCGTTCTAGGGATGGTAAACTAGACCCTAATTTTGAGGCATTCAGAGATGCTTACTACAAGCGTCTTAATGTCGAGGGTATGTCCAACGCCGAGAGGGATGCCATCTACCCGCTCGACAAGATTGCGGTTGAGTATTTCATCGAGAAGCACGCTGATCAGTACGCAGCAATGGCTGAAAGTGGCGAGCTTGGAGCGGTTGCATCCAGTGGTGCTGCTAGGCGCAAACTTGGATCAATCCTTGAAACCGTCCTGCCGAGGATTCCAGTCCTCAAAGACCTCCACTTCAAGAGCGGCGGGATGATCGACAAGAATGGTGCGTGGGTGACTGGAAACGGCATCCTAGACGCAGAGGGAGTCAAGCGTGACCCAATCACCAGCAAGATGTTCCGCGACATGAACAGGCGCAGTGCAGGGCTTGTTCCGGGGCAGTTTGACCCTCTCATGAGCGACAAGCCGGACTCTGGTGCGCCGATTCTGCTAAACCCATCTGACAGCATTGATGCCGAGCTTCTTCACCCGCTGGTGCAGGTTGACGATGCTAACAAGCCGATCATGAAGGACGGCAAGCCTGTGGCACTAGACAGGGCTACGGATCTTTCGCGTGCGCTTGCAGGGCTTACTGCGGTCGAGGTGATGCGGAGAAAGAAGGCAGAGAACTATGCCCCAGAAAAGGGAGAGGCACATGTAGACGACGAAGGGCAATTCCAGCCCGGATGGTTGTCCAACGATGTCCTCACCGAGATGTTCGCCAAGAACAAGTACAACCCAGAGCAGAAGCGTATCATCCGCGAGATGAACAAGCTGATCCGCAAGGGTGCTGGAGATCGCGTTGTCATGATCAACTTCCCTGCTACTACCCGCAACAAGGCTGGGAAGGTGGTTTACAAGCCGCAGGGCGCGACTCTACGCGACACGGTTCCAGTCGCTGTCACCATCTCCAAGGACGGCAACTTGATGTTCGGGCTTATGTCCGTAACCAAGCTTCATGAAAACATCCAGAAACGCTCACAGGACAGGCGTGGCAAGAAGCTGTATGGTGGCAATGTGGATTTGATCCTGCGCGACACGCAGGCGATGATGGACTACCACAAGCAAGGCGTGGACAGCATTGAGTTTTTCAAGCAGAAGTATGGTGCTGTGGAGGCAACTGAGCGCAAGAATTTCATCAACACCATGTTCGGTCTGCTCAACAAGAAGGAGCAGGCCGTACTAAACCCGGTTCTATTAGAAGATCGCGTGCAAAGCCGTGACAATGTCTACCGCACCTACCGCGCAGATCGCGTCAGCAAGGCAGTCCCAATGGCTCCAGAGGAGTACGCAGCCATGCCGTTCAGCTACGAGGCAGTGAGCCAAGTCCGCATGCCAGAAGCCCAGCGAGCGATGCCAGAGGGCATCTCCCCAGAAGACCTCAACCCCGTAGCTAACAAGCAGGAGGCTCAAGGTCTGTGGGCAGACGGCAAGCAGATGTTTGCTATCAACGAGATGGATGAGAAGCTGATTCCAATTACATCCAAGGCGATGCTGGACTCGTATCCTGCAGATGCTATTGGGTGGATGGAGCCACAGGCGACTCCAGCTGGAGAGCAGACTGGTCAGATGCGGTTCATGCCAGAGGCTAATGTGCCAATGAAAAAACCATTGTCACGAACTGACGCTCTTCCAGAAATTGACTCAACTGTAATTAACTTTGAAGCAAATGAAGGTGAGTTTGATTATAGTAAACCAGCCAAGGTTTATATCCAGCACCCAAATGGTGACAGGATGTATTTCAACTATGATCCGTCATATCTAGTCAAACCAGAGTTTAAAGACTTGCGAGAAACGCTTGCTGGAAAAAATGTTATTATCCTAGAAGCTGATAGGATGAGAGCAACTGGCGGGGATATGGGTGGCCCAATGCACCCATTCTTGCGGTCAAATCAAGTATCAGTTGTAGGCCCAGACGGAAAGAAATACAAAGCTATTTGGGCAAACATGACATCTACATTTGTTACTGGAACAAAAAATAGATGGTTTAATGACAATGCTGAATATGCCTTGATCCACATTATGGATCCAATTGCTCACGCATCTAATAAACGGATTGCAAGAACAATGCAAGCAGCTTGGGATAAGGCAAAACTACCAGAGTACGATCAGAGAGTAGTGTCAGTTGCTATGCAGGCCGCAATTACAGCGCAACAGAAAAGCTCAATTTCAGTTAAGATTCAACAGCAACAAAACAAATTAAAAGATGAAAGTATTTCTGATATCGAATCTCAAAAAATCAAAGCTAACATACAAAGCTTGTTTGCCGATAGAGATGCATTGTCTTGGACTGGAATTGACGCTGAAATAGCTCAATTGATTTCAAAAATCAAAACAGCACAAACAAGACTTGATAACAATAACGGTACTCAAAAAGCACTTGATAATGCCAAACAAAGGTTGAGCGATTATTTGAATGAAAATATAGAACATGAGGACGCGTTCAAAAAACTAAGTGAGAAATCATCGTCTTTGGCAATCATGGACAACATCGGAAATACATTCCAGTCCAGAGGTGCTGCAATCAAAGGTCTTGTTGGAATTACCGCTGGATCATTTAACCCGGCTGACATTCTTCGCAAAACAGAAGACTTCAAAGGTGGTGAGAATATGGACATCGTTGGAGCGGTTCAATTATCTAAAAACAAAGATATTTTCGCTGTATACTTTGGAAATGACCCGAAAGAGGAGGCAGCAATGTCTCCACAAGAAAAACAAGTTAGAGATGCATTGCGATCAAATCCTGATTTTGTTGAACATGAAGCGTTTGACTGGATGATGCTTGGCCCAGATAATGCAGATAACTTCCTTGCATCTTCTACATTGAAGCCAGAAGAGTTATTCCCGGACTATAGGTCAAAACACCCCAAAGCGAGCGTCAAAGAAGGTTCCGAAGAGACTGTTCTTGGAGCCATGAAGAAGTACACAGAAATTCCATTGAAGGTGGAAAAATACACGAAGGCTCAACTTAGCAAAATTGCTGAAAATAGAGAATTGAGGCTCAAGAAACAGAAAGCCAAAGAGTTGCGTCAAAAGGAAATTCAAAAGCTCAAGTCGAAATTGTCATCGAGACAGAAAAAAATCCAGAGTTTGACTGCGTCCATTGCCACGGCTGAAAATAAAAGCGCAGAAAAAACGATCAAAAGTCAGATCGAAGAGGTAAAAAGCGAAGAAAATGCTCTTGCAAATGAGATCGAAAAGCTAAAGAATCTGAAGTGAACCAAATCATTGAAACATGGCCAAGCTATACGCAGTAACAATTGAAGACGCAAAAAATAAACCAGACGAAATTGATGTCTGGAAAAACATCATGAAGTACGACATGCTCGACTTGCCTGATGGTATTGTTTTAGCTGTTCCCAAAAATGCCACAGAGGACATCAAAATTGCAGCCAAAGAGGCTCAAGATGGTAATTACAACTCATTGATGTACGCTACTGGGTACTTTGAGGAATCTGACGAAGAATAACCAGACAACCACCATGAGCGAGAAACTAACCGCAGAACCAGATCAGGAATGGTTCGCAGAGGTCATGCGCCGAGCCGAGGAGCACGGCAACAGGCAGCGTGTGGAGTTCTGGAACCCACAGGCGGCGGCAAAGTGCCTCTGGCTGCTCGCGCAGGGGAAGTCTATCAAGTCCACCTCCGAGATCACCGGGCTTGCCCGTGACACCGTGCGGTCGCTCATGTGGCGGCATTCTGACACTCTGGAGACGAAGCGTAAGGAGTTCAGCCAGAAGTACGCGATGGCTGCTGAAACCTACACCGACTTGCTGTTCGCGAAGGCAGACCAGTTGTCCGACGATCCCGAACAACTCAAGAACATCTCACCCGACCGACTAGCGATCACCGTGGGTGTCCTCACGGACAAGTCCATGCAGCTTTCTGGCATGGCTACTGCGGTCGTGGAACACAGGCAGGGGGCATCTATCGACGATGCCGCCAAGATGATCGCAGAGGCTAAATCTCGCATTGCCAGCAAGGTGAAGGCGAAGGCAGTCGAGGCTGAAATTGTCGCATGATCCCAGAACCAGAGTCTAGATTTGATGGGCCGATATTTCACCACTATGTGGTGGAGCAGGACGGCATCCAGCACAAGTGCAATACCCTAGCCTACGCCTCGTACTTGGCCGAGAAGTTCAACGCCAAGGTTTGGAATGTGGTGCTGGAGAAGTTCATCACTCCCCACATTGGTCTTTGCGGACACTGTGAGAAATACAGCAAGCTTCACTTTGTGGATGGCAACCGAGGTTCACTCCCTCCAGAGGATGATTCGTTTGGATGTGATAAATGCGGAAGTGTTTATCGGATAATCGACATCCTCATGGAAACGGACGCATACAAGACCAACCA